CGTGTCATAATTCTGCGAATAAACTGTACTCTCATGTATTGGAGTGTATATCTGGTCATTATTACGTTTGACATCGTCAACCGTTAATTCACGACTCGTAGGGGCTTCTATCGGTAAAGATAGACCTGATGAGTCTCCCTGTCTCGCTGGTGTCGAAATCTCGTCCAGCACTGATGTAACTGTTTTCTGTGTTTGTGGAATCTTTGGCATCGTTAGCCTCCTGTCCATTAATGTTATATAAGTTACCATAGCACGTTCGTGGTCGCAGTTCAAGTAGTGGTCTATCCCAAACATCAAACATAACCTGTAGTTTTTGTTTATTGAACCTATATGGGAAGTGAAGTTCAAAGTTGTGTAAACCATCGTAACCGCGACTTTTCAACCAATTCTTGGTAGCAACTAACGAAATAGCCTGTCCCATATTACCCGAGCTTTTATAACTTGCTATTTTGTCATCTAGTGTACCGTGATAATAGAAATCAACATCTGTAGGTCTCGTAATGAACACATCGTCCATCATCAAAATAAAATCATCGCTTAAATCAGGTTGAGCAATGGCACCCTTAAGGTTAAGTGTTGAATTTTCGAGGTCAGAATAACCGCCTTGAGAACGATTAAGGCTAATTACACCTTTAACCCAACTAGGGGTATAGCCACTAATAAATACTTTATCGTGAGGTAGGTTTTTGAGACTTCTTAGTGAATAACGTAGAGTTTCGTTTTTATCACCTTGCCTGACTACATAGACTATATCCATAATTGCATTATACCAAAAAAGACTCCCGAAGGAGCCTTTCTTGTTCTGATACTCGATTAAGAGCTAGGAGTTGTACTATGAATAGCCATTCCACCAGTTTTAGCGTTTAGAACGAAGGCATCGTAGATTATACGACCTTCGACTAACCAACCGTTAATTCCTGGTGGATTATCATGGATTTTATAGTCCTCTAGTTTCAATGGAGCTACACAAGCTGTTGGGTGAATGAGAATCAAGTCAGTATCGTACGGCATGTACGTTGAAGGGACTTTGATTAAGGCAACACCATCAACTTCACCAACCTGACCGTTTTTCAAATCTGTATAAGCAAGGTCGCTGTTCTTTGAGAACGAACTATCTCGTTTAATGAAATTGTAGTAAGCAGGGGTGATGAAAGCCAATCGTCCAACCTGTGGCACTTTGTTATTATCAAGTATAGCGTTTGCACTCAAAAAGTTTGAGTAAGCATTACTTGTACTTGTAGTAGCAAGGTCAGAAGCATATTGCTTGTTGACGTGACAGTTGTGGTTGAACACACCTAAACGATAGATGTCAATCTCGGGAATGACTTGTAGGTCAATCTCGCGTGCCAATGCACGACCAGCCTCAGTAACATACTGAGATTCGCTCCAGTCGCCACGGTCAATTACGAATGTAAATGAGCGGTCACGGCTAAGAGTATAGGTTGTAGCAATTGTCCCAAGGTCAGAAGCTGAACCGTAACGGGTAGAACCCGAACGAGTATAGTTTCCTAGAGCGACAGTAGCGACGTTGTAGACAACTACAGCGTTGACACCTGCCCAGTCGTAATCTTGGTTGACAGCACTATCGGTTAAGCTTTTCAGCTTGTAGTATTCATCGACTTTATCAGAATATTTAGTAGCTAGGTTTTGTGCCATAGTGTTAATATCCTTTGGATGTTAAAGTTCTATTGCGGGAAATTACTTGTATGAGTTAAAACCTTGTTCGAACTGCTCGTCAAAACCGTTCTTTTGTGGCTTCGTGGACTCAGGTGAGACTGCACCTGGTTCCTCGGCAACATCTTTGAGATTAGCTTGTTTGGTCTTTTTATCGACTTGCTTTTTCTCGTCAGACGCACTTTTTTGCTTGCTAGCAGCATCGACCGCCGCATAGTAAGACTCAGCTTCCTCACGCATATATTCCAATAGGGGTGTTTTATAACTGATAATTTGCGGTGTTCCACCTGCATCGTTCTCAGTGACGAGTTGGTCACGACTATAGCGTTGCATCGCTCGGTTATAAAGCTGTTGATTGAAATCGGCTGAATTAGAATTGAATATCGCAATTTCTTGTGATACCGCTTCGCCGTCAGTGCGCAATTGCGCCCGACTTCGTTCAATATCGCCAAGGACTTGATTAGCCTCGAGTTTGCGCAGACGTGCATCCTCTGGTGTCTCAGCCTCTTTGACCCAAGTATCTAGGTTGCTTCTACTCTGGCGAATAAATTCGTCATTGCCACGCAACTGTCGTAATTGGTACCCTACTCGATTCTCTTCTTTTTTAGCGGTTGAATCGTCTTTAGCCGCCTCAGTACCACCCTCTGCGATTTTAGTGTCCTGTTCACCTTCTGAGGTTTCAACAGGTTGAGTTCCCTTACTTGCCTCAGGCTCCCCTTCGGCTTGTTCGGTCTGTTTTCCGCCCATCTCAATGTCCATTGCCTCTAAAACCTTCTCTTCCAAAGACTGTTCTGGAGCATTTTCCATCTCTGGCATATGCCTCTCCTTCTTGCTTATCTGCTTTTATTGTGGGTCGCGGGCCCGAGCGGAGGTGCTCTATTAAGCTAATGATAGCACAATTAAAAATAAAATACTATTTTTTTGCTTTAATTACAGGTTGGTAAGTCGCATTCTTAACAGGGTCGACAAACTCTTGCGGTACACCAGCTCGATATTGAGCCTGAGATACTTCATCCGCAGTATTAGTAACCCCTTTAGGACTAACTAAAGTCGTTGCAATAGTTTCACCTTTTAGGTTTTTGATTGTATATTCTTGTTGGTTGATTATTGACATAACTATTTTCCCCACTTCTTAATGCTTTAAATACTTTGATAGTTTGATTATACGCTCATAATCGTCATTAAGTAAACCCAAGGCGGTATTACAATTACCACATAACATACCCCTAAACTTACCAGTTGTATGGTCATGGTCAAGATGGAGCCGATGTTTATAACCTCCATCTTTTGTCCCACAGACAATACAACCCTGTTTCTGTAACTCTTCATACTGAGTCATAGTCAATCCAAACTCTGATATTCTCTTTTTTAAGTATCTCAGACTAGATTCATAACTCATTTTTAGTTTGTTTGAGGTATATATCTCACTATAATATTCTTTACTACCAACGGTTGCTTTGTATATTCTACTACCCAGGGGCGGTTTACCAATTTTTACCGTTGATGTATCCCCATACTTCCTAAACCGAGTATAATGTTTCCGACACATACCTTTGCATATAGACAATTTATTACACCCACTTACACTACATGGTCCAATATTTACTGGAGCTGTGTATCCCACTAATTTCTCTCTTAAATAAGCCTCGTGTTTTATCACCTTATTGCAATCACGGCAATAAGAGTCTCTATAACCCGACCTTCGCAGTTGGAAGTCATCAATAGATTTTATTTTACTACAATGTTTACAAATATAATCAGTCATTACCCCATTATACTACATTATGAGTATTATTAGTATTATCTACTTTTTAGACCAACGAGAGGATTGGATTGCGAAATTGGCTTCTTTTCGTAATTTTGGACTAGCACTTTTATTGCCCATTACTGCATGAGCGGCACCTTGGACACTTTTGCCTTTGCTATTAGCAAAAGCTGTGAATTTGCCTTTATTAGCTGGATTGATATGAATATTGCTAGTAGCTGTACTGACAGCTTTATCAGCCCTATCACTTCGCTCTCCAGCCGACCAATCCTTATTCATTATTTAGGCTCGGTATATGTACTATTTTTTGAAATACCTTCGGCTGAACCAACGGCTTTAATGCGACCAGCTTTTGGAGCTTTTTCTGTCATAGCTGTATCACCACCAACTGATTTTGCAACAATACCGTCACTTGAACCATTAGCGATCTTAACGGCTGCTTTGGCTCGTTCACTTACACCTTCTGAACCTAGTTGATAATCTTTATATTCGCTCATTTCATTTCCCCTTTATATTTTCTTAGCCTTAATACTTATTGGCGCAACACTCTCTTGTACCGGCATTTCTTTAGTACGCCCATTGCCAACGTCCATTACCTTATTCTTTGGAGTGGCTGGAGTTTTGCTCTCACCCTGTAACTGCACACTTTTATCACTCGTTTTCATCGCAGCGTCAGCAGCGCTCTTAGCTCTTGCACTAACACCGTCTGCACCTAATTGGAAATCTTTATATTCACTCATAATTCTATATTAGCCCTTTCTTACATTAATATCAACAATTTGCAATCGACCTTTATCGTCATAATCAATCATTTTGCCCATAGGTACTGCAAATCCATGATGACCACCTTCACATTCAGCATAATTACCACGCTGAATAAATCGGCAATCGTGTTTACGTACCTTACTTATATCGTCCTCATAGTGGGCAGGTTGACCATTTTCTACGAAGTCTTGCTGAGTCGGCTCTGTATCCATGCCTCTAACTCCTGTATTTTCTTTACGTAACGCTTGCGAGCTTCTAACTCGTGGAATAATTTATCAGGTGTGGTACTTTTAATAGTCAAAACGCTTTCATTTAATCGACATTCACGTTCTAAATGGTCAATTATCATTTTAGCAAGTGGCAGCAATAGGTCTCGTTCGTTCTTTTGTTGCTTTTTAGCTCTGACGTTAGATTTTGTCTCGTCAATCTGTGGTCTAAACCCAGTATATAGAGCCTGAATATCATTATCGTTGTTGTCCATTTTGACCCCCATTCTTTTCTAACCAGGCTTGGATTTCATTCTCAGGTAGACCCATTGCCCTAGCGTGAACAATACCTGCGGCAACATTAGGGGCAACTCCCTTTTCGCCCATCACGTTGCTGACAGCGCTGGCAACTTCTTGTTGGTCATTAGGATTAGGCTGAAAAGTTGCTTTGCTAGGTAATACATCATAGTCACGTGGCGGGTTCTGTGGGATAGGCTGACCAGTTGCTGGGTCTTGTTGCGGAGGTACTGCCGTAGTCTGACGAATATTGGCAGGCGCTGGTTCTGGTTGGAACACACCACGAATATTCTGGTCAGGCACTGGGCCAGCAAGGACATCGGCAAGGCTGACTTGTAAACCAAGCTTTTGGAGTAACTGCAACTGAGCGGAAGGTGGCATATCTGGGTATTTAAGGTCAATTTTAGGTTTATCGAATACCATTGGGGGCACAGTTGCCGCTTGGTTTTTCTCTTTAGCTGATAATGGTCGCAATATCTTTTCAATATCCTTGACACCCAAAGATGTCAAAAATTCCACATAGAGTTGCCCCATATTAAGTTCATAGCCTGTTGAATTGATGTACTGTATCATGTATGGGTTCTGCTGGATAACTGTCATGAGACTCGACAATTCTTGGATATTCTCTTTATTTTGAGCATCTTTCGATGAGTCTGGGTCGAGTTTAATATCAACCGCGCCGTGTATTTTATCCCAATCAATCGAAACTTGTTTAGTATCAGGTTCGCCATTAACGTCTGTTGGGATTAGGTCTAAGCGACTAAGGTTAGCAGCATCTTCGGCAGCAACCTGCATCATCTCATCACCAGTCATATTGTTCAAATAGTCATTCATCATGTGCCTAAAGACACGGCTATACGTCTGAGCTACTTGTTTGCGATAATAGTTATCATGGCTACCTTCGCGATTTTGGTTCTGCTGTATAGCCTGAGGGGTCTTACCATTAGACGGGTCGCCTGCCGTAGCTGGAATGTCAATTGTGCTGGTCTGTTGCATATTAGTCAGTTGACTCTTGTACAGTTGGTATGACTTAGGGAACTCAGCCAAAATATTATTGCTGGTTTCCATCACATCAACTTTAGCCGTACCAGTAAACCAGAACTGGCTTGGCGAGTAGACCATTGAGTCAAGGTCAGTCATTGACCTATCACCTTCAACCATAATTGGTGGTTGCAGACCGATTTGATTAGCTAGAACGTGGAGTTGTGTCAAATAATCAAGTACGTTCTGCGTACCACCACTAATTTCGATTTGACCTGTACCGTATGGGTTGACTAAGTCTTGGAAAGCATACAGGTAGTGGATTGGTATATCACCTAGCGGGTCAGTATTAAAGCGTTTACGGACAAGTTGCACTGGTCCCAGTTGTCCACCATCGCCTGCACCAATATAGAAAGTGTCAAACGGAGCTTTCAAACCACGTTGATAGATAGTCGTAAACTTGAAATACTGCGCCATAACTGGGCGATTACGTTCAGCTTGGTTCTTTTGCAAGTAATCCTTAGTCTGGTCGGCATGACTGGCATAAATCTTTTTAAGGGCGGTAATATCCCACGTAGTCTTGCCACCATCAGTTTCAACACCTTCAGACTTGGATATAATCTTTTTGAGTTGTAGTGGTGTGTACCAAGTATCGACAAAAATGTAGTCAGAGTCTAAGTCGGAGCTCTTACCGACTTCTAAGTAAACATCACGAGGGTCTAGTATCACGAAATCTGACGTTAGTTCTGTGCCACTATACGTCAAGAAATCATAAATTGGGATAGAACCATAAATCAAAGACTTGTACAGACTGAGTTGCATTTTATTGATAGGCGAAGCCTGCTTATTAGCGCGTGGCAAAATCTTATTATTCCAAATGATGTTGATTAGTTCCTTAAACCATAGGGCTGGTTCGCCCATTTCACCCGTAGTCGGGTCAAGCGCGCTTAAAACTGAGAAATCTCCAGTCATTTGTTGAGCTAATACGCGCATTGGAGTCTCACGAATAATGCCAGCCAAACTGCCGTCATTGACTTGTGGTATGTTCGCCGCTAAATCAGAACGCAACTTATTAGCTGCTAAACGTTCAAATTCGCGGAATGGTAAATGGAATAAACGCTGTTGTTTTTGACCGTCATAATAATGTCTAGAGTAATCCTCTGGGTCAAGCCACGATGTCATCTTTTTGTTCTGTTGCATTTTCACCCTCTTCTTTTTTATTATCAAAACTCACCAACACTGCTGGATGGTCGTGCCTATTGTAAGGGTCTCCGTCGTGAGTGTTCCATAATACTTTAATTGAATATAATAACTGTACAAAATCTGGTGTCATAAGTTGGTGGAATGTCTTTTTATCACCTTTGTCAATCACCAACGTATATAATCTAGTATAATCAGTCCGAGCAAATTTACCACCATTAAACATTTCTATTTCATCATCGTGCAACGTGCGCCAACTAATACGGATAGGCATTTCGTTGTGGATTGATAAAAGGTATGGTATCTTCATATTTATATTTTATTCTACTAATGTTCGCTTGACAATACGCATTGCTTGTGATTGTGTGCCTCTAAACTCAAAATCTAGTTCTTTGATTTTCCTATTAAGGAAATCGTCCATACCGTCAAGCACCAATCGCAACAATTCATCACGGTTCTCAATTATCTTACTCTCCTCGAACCATATTTTACGAGTACGAGGCAAATTGCCGTGAAATCCATCACGTGTGATAGTTGCATCATCGCCATCATCTACTCGTGTCGTAATAGTTCCAAAACTCGGTTGTTTCATACTACTATCCTACCATAAAATCAAGGATTCGTTGTCTAAGTCTACCATTCCGTTGTTGGTTATAAGGTTTCGGTGGTTGCATATAACTTACTACAAAGTAAGCTAATGACCTTATGCCGTCAAAGTGATGTTGGAAACGACGATGGTCGTCCCATTTAGGGATTGTTTCATGGTCGCTCATACCACCTTTTTCGCGCCATTTCAAGTTTTCAATTTCCTGTACTAACCAATTATAAGCGTGTCCCGAGTCGTTATAGTCTAGTAGATTATCAGATATAAATAGTTTCGGTTTACCCGTAACTTTACTAATCTCACCATAGAACGCCATACGCTGGGCTAAATATTCATCCCAACCATTAGCTTTTATGGCTTGCGGACCAATAGCAGTCGGCACACTTTTAACTACTGGCTGGAGTGGCATACCAAGTCCCGACAACTCTTGTTGCAACCTAGGATTATCATTGTCAGTCCACCCGTTGATAATAGTCAGACCACCCTTGCGAATATTGCGTTGTTCGACAATCTGCTCGGGCAACAGTTCTTTTTTACGAAAACCATTGACGACGTGAATTGCACCCTCGCCGTCAATAGCACATAATAGCCAAGCAGCAGGGTCGGAATAACCACCATCAAATACTTCGTAATACTGCCACGTCGAGTCATAATGGTCGTAATGCCGAATATGTATATTACGGTCAAACCAATTGCAGACACCACCAACTCTCGCGATGAACGAACCATCTCGGCGAATACGCAACATTTCAGGGCTTAAACCTTCCGACATTTTCTCTTTTTGGTCCTCAGTCAGGTACGGGTTATCGTCCCAACCCATAGTGTGTACGCCCACATTAGGTGTTGTCGCTAAATACAGCTGGTCATAGACCCAAGTCACGCCATTTACTGGTGTCATTGTTAGCAACACTGCTAATTCCTTACCAGCCGTATAACGCATTGTGGCTTCCTCATAAATAGAATATGATGGTTCCTCATCAAACCAAACCATATCAAGTCCAGCACCCTGAAACTTGCTACTGCCCTGCTCGTATGACTTAAAGTTGACAGTCGAGCCATTCTTGAGCACAATTCGGCGTAGAATCTTGCCACGCAAGAACTCGCGTCTAATTATCTCACTTTGAGGAATATTAATCAGCAACGATGCTTGATTAGTCGACTCTTGAGTGTCAAAAGACGGGCTACAAGCCCACATATGGAACGGCATTTTGACTTTTCGACTAGGGTGAACACCACGGAGTAAAAGTGCCGCCTCATAACCACCAATAAAAGTTTTTCCACTGCGATTTCCTCCTAAAACTAGCCTAGTTTGGTGGTTATCTGCTATAATAGCCTTTTGTTTTGTCGATAGAATCGTATATTTCTCAGGCTGTTCGTCCTTGCGACGATTGCGTTCAGCTAATAACATCGCCAACTCGCGCTTTTTGGCGTTAGTCTCTTCTTTAGACATCATCTTTAGTACCGTCCATACCAGCTTGCAGACGTTCAATCGCGTCATCTAACTCTTCATTATTCAATTGTTGCAATCGACTGCTAATACTAATCTCACCAGCTAAGGCAAGCCTATCGGCATAGGTTCGAGGGTCAAACTTACTAGCTGTCCACTTCAAATTGTCTGAGGCAACCTTAGCATTAGCGGCTGGAACTCCTTCTGGGTCATTTAGAGTATCATAGGCAATATCCAGCACCTTTTCAGCCGCCCTATCAGCCACTGACTGCCTAGCCCAAACTAATGCTTGGTTAAACTCAGGATAATCGCGCCGCCATATATATAAGGTCTGTAAACTTGGGGCATCATCAATAGCATTTAAGGTTTTCGTCAACGTATAACCATCATAAATCAAACCGATAATCTTATCGGCTACATCGGGTCGGTAAGCCGTAATACTGCCCTCTAAGACACGAGGGTCTATTATCTTATTCGAACAGTCTATCGGATTTGTTGCCGTTGGTTTCATGCTCTAATGATAACTCAGCTAATGCTTTATCGTCAACCGATACCACCACACCAACCACAGTTTGAATTGTCTGAGCTTTTTTGAATAACAATAGTCGTTTCACCCCATCATTACACCGCACGACATGACTGTCAAGTTTCATATTACTACGCATAATTTGTTTCAGGTTCTTAATCCCCAATGCCGTATAACCATTCTGTGAACACCAATTCTCGTAATATTGGCGCAAAAACGCATAATTAGTCCAACCGATAATATCAGGATGGTTAGACTTTATATCTTTTATAAACGCCATAACTGAATTAGCCTCATCGTCATAATCTTCTTTAGTCTGCTGACTAACCGTCGACCACTCATAACAATAATTGTTAGCCGATATCTCCCGTGCCATATCAAGTAACCTAGTAAGAAATGCACCCAAAAACTCAGGGGTAAATGTCCGTGCCTCGAATGTCTCATCAATTGTGAAAGTACGGTTAAACTGCACCACCAATGTCCGCCTAGACGTGCCTTGACTCTTATCGGCAAAGGTTGGGATTGTATTAGCATTGAAGATACAGTGAACGTTGCCACAGACCTTGACCATATTCTGCGAATGAAACCTGTGAACAAAGAAATCCTCGTGTGTGCCGAGAGCCTTGTATCGTTCCGAATCCTCAATGTAAGCCTCGCTGGCTTCCTTAACCACGTTCGCAAGATGCCCATTTAAATTTGGTGCATCACGTCCATCCTCAATATCCTTGGGAGAGACAGACACCAAATTCTCACCAAATAACCTATACAAAACCGACAACAGCATACTCTTGCCGTTAGCACCTGAACCAACAAACCATATAATACCTGTCGGTTTCTTGTCCATTATGACAGGTGCACAAGCCTGCAAAATGTCGTGCGCCACTCCCTCGTCACCATCGGCTAATTCCAGTAAGTAATTATCCACAACGTTCAATGCATCCTGGTCCGAACTAGGAGCGTAAGGGCAGGTATAGACCGGCATAATGTCATCTAGTGTCTTGAAAGTCAGTGTCCGCATATCCCAAACACAGTCACCAAGCTGAATATAACCAGATAATTCATCCGTAGCATCCGCCTCTAAACGTGTATTGTAATAATCCATAATATCCAATGCCTCCGTATGCCTAAGTGACCGTCCCAATATGTCAAACAGCACGCCCTCCACATTACGCTCCCACCTAGTATTGTACTGGGCAATCAATGCCCCATTAAATACCACAACCCTAGTCGATTCGTCCACGGTGTTTAAGCGCAATTCCTTTAACGATAACTTTTTGTTTGTCTCTGGCATATAGAAGGCCCCCGTTATTGGCGGGGGCGACGACTAAGTATTGCACTACTATAATAGCGCAGTTGCCTACTAATGTCAACCCCCTAATTAATACTTAGTCGTAAGTCGTGTCGTACCTCTAATATAGCAAATTGCTTACGTAGTGTCAATATGGAAATGGAATATTTTTCGGCGGGAAGTTTGCGGGGAGGGATATATATTATACACATACATATATACATACGACCCTATCCCCCCCATCAATTTCGTGGTGTTTGGGTGAACCAACATATATACATTTAATAAACCTGACACATCCAATTGTGATATAGCAAACCAAGACAATATATGTATATGTACAATGTATGCGTGTGTGTATATGCTGCTAAGTATATAACTTAAATATAGCTTAAAATATAGCTTAAAATAACAGTTTGTAACAAATGTAACGCTGTAACAAGTATTCCGAGTTAGTTGCACTATATACGTATATATATAAAATGAATGAAACAGAAAAATACTTGTTACATTGTTACACTACTGTATTATATGTTACACATTACGTTACGATCACATTATGTAACAGTTACAACCTTAAAATAAATATACATATACGCTGATATTGAGATTTGTAACAGAAAAAACACCAAATTATTTGCAAAAAAACTGTTACAATGGCATAATAACCACAAAGTCATGTACAATATACATAAAAGGTATTGACATTACGTATTATCTTTGCTATACTAAGAGTATAAAGATGATTAAGTATTGCAACACAATCAACTTGATGTCTTTAGCAGGATTGACAACCAGTAAAAGCGTAACCTTGCCAGAGCATAGGTCTCATAAGGCTATAAGGTTACACAGCACCACTGGCTACAATCTAATTAATAGGTTAGCCAGTATGCATCGCAGACACTCTTCGGATGCTCTCTAGCGATAAACCGTCATACTGGCAAATACCACATATAAAATAAACAGGACGAAACAAAATGAAGCTAACAATCAAAGACTACACAATCAATAATAACGGTAAAGCATTTAAGTATGAGGTAGAGTTATGAACACAATACATCTAAACGGGGCTGACGCTGACAAGGTTGCGAAACTAATCGGTGGTACATTAATTATAGTGAATACTAGTGATGATACAGCAATGATAGCAGGTGGTGACTTAAGCAAATTGGGGGTTAAATAGTTATGAAACAATCACTTATGCAGTGGCATTTAGCACGAGATAATCAGATAAAATTATACCAGTTTTGCGAGAAGCACAAAGTACGCTCATCAATGGAATTAATAGATGATGATACTTTTCAGATGATGGGAATGAATATGAAAACACAGACAGATAATCAAATGGTTAAACTTACAACCGTCAACATATGGTATCAGTGTTTATTGGCCGGATACAGATTGAATGACATTGAAATTAAACATATACCTGTAAGGATGGAGGATTAAAATGTCAGTTAGTTTATTAGAAGTTATTGAAGCTGGTGGTTACGACCTAAATACCTATGATGATGCGATTTGGTTATTAGCAACCCAAAGCGAATACGAAGATTTAATCGACAAAGCTGAGGAATTAGTTGAAAGGAGTAGCGATGAAAATTAGCGTAATTTACATACCTACATATACCCGTTACCTGATGTCAAACATAGGTTTGATTGATGTAACGGATATACCACTAGTATAAAAATAACACAATAAGAAAGGAGACAATCTAATGAGTAAAGATATAGTACAAGATATCAAAGACAAAGTTGAAGCTGATAAAAAGGCTAATAAGCAAGACAAAACAGTTAAAGTATCGACATTACGAGCTATAGCCGTAACGATTATCGTTATTGCAGTATCGTTTGGCGCTGGTTGGAAATCCAACGACGTACACGATGCTCAATATACGAGCGAAATCAACAAAGCTATCACGTTACACGACGCACAGTTAAAACAATAAAGCTATTTAAAGCGCCTACAATAGCATTAAAATCACAGGCGAGCGCTACGCAAGCCACAGACTGTATATCGGAACTATCAAAGTACGATTGGGACTATAGCGTTGCGAGGGCTATAGTCCTAGCAGAGAGTAGTAATAATCCTACAGAGATTAACGATAATCCATCAACTGGTGATTACTCAGTCGGATGTTTCCAAATAAATCTGTACGGTTCTCTAGCAAGTTCAAGACCAAGCGCTGAGTGGTTACAAATAGTAAGCAACAATGTGGAATATGCCTACCAAATGTATAAAAATAGTGGTTGGAAACCATGGTCGAGTTATAATAGCGGTGCATATATAGCGAAACTGTAATTTAACAATTCATCTGTATAGTTCTAGTAGCAACACTGTGAGGTGGTTGGGAGCCTTGTTTTAGAAGTATATCCTGGGCTTTCGCCTATTGCTACTAGAACTATACAGATGGACGAAATAACTTTAACAAACTTAGATGGTTGAATGCAGGGTAGTAAGGGAGTTGAAAAAGCGACGGCTACGTCCCACTGAATAAGTCGAGTATACCAAGTTACTACCTTGCAACTCAGCTATCTAACGAAAGGATAAATATGTTTGAAGAATTAACTAACCAAACCCTCCTAGACGATATGCTTCTAGATAAGTGGATATATACCCTAACACGAGTAGGTCGTAAACACATGACACAATATCAACTATGGCAATCTTGGATAGAGGAGTAAATTATGAACCTAAAACAACAATTCAAAACAGCCGACAAAGCAATTAAAGACTTGGGTCTAACTCACCCATTCAAATTAAAGGATATTAAAATCAACCCAAGATTAAAGAAAGAGCTAATTGAACATCAGGCCGTAATGGTTATAACTCCTAAAATAGACAAAAACTTTAACACTAAAAACTTATTTGACCGATTGAAAACTCTTTGGGATAAAGACGACAGTTATCTTTACGATGGATGGTCTAGATATTTCGAAAATGACTACCAAGAAGCTAAAATAAGTTTCGTTTACATGGACGGCTACCGAGGGCTTTATGGGAAAGGTAAAAGTTTAGAAGATAACAAAACCGAACTCGCTAAAATGAAAGATTGTCGGTCACTCAATCCGATTGAATATATGTTGTTACAGGTTATTTACAAAGATAGCCCATTAGATACTGGATGGAATTGGACTAGATTCATTGACACGGGCTTGTATGGCTTCTTTCGCGGTGGCGCTTGGTACAATGGCGGCGGCGCTGGCGTGCTGACGCTGTATTTGAACAGTGGCCCTAGCGGCGCGCCCGCGAACGTCGGGTTCCGTGTGTCGAGGGATTTAACTCTTGCCTCTTCAACTCTTAACTCTTGCGACCTTAAATCTTTAGAGATTGAGATTGAGACTATTAAAATCAACGGACGTGTTTATAAACTGAACGGACGTGTTTATAAACTGGAGGAGTCATGAAACAACCTAACCCTAAACAAGACATATATACCCTAACACGAGTAGGTCGTAAACACATGACACAATATCAACTATGGCAATCTTGGATAGAGGAGTAAATTATGAACCTAAAACAACAATTCAAAACAGCCGACAAAGCAATTAAAGACT